ATACCCCTCGCTTGCAGATAGTCTACATATATTTTGTGTAATGGATTATTTTGGTCAAGTAGTTCTGCATCTTCGGGTAACTTATGTTCATTAAACTTAATCTTAGATTTCTTTTTAGGTTGAGTAAAGTCTAGTATATCTTTTTGTTGTAAACTTTCTAAACTCCACTTACTAATTTGTGTATCATCGACACCGCACCAAGTTAGTAATTGCCTTGTGTTCTTTGTTAAACTTTTACCTAATGTAAAGCCACACTTGAACCCACAATTAAAACAATGATATGACCAATTAGTTTGTCCGTCAAAAATTACACCACCTCGACTACGGGTGTCGGTCTTATGCCCACGATGATGACAGCATACAGCATTAAAGCTTTGCCAGCCACCTTGAGTGAGTTTTTTCTTACCGGGAATTATTGATAGGATATCAAACATTTAGATAGTATAACACAATTGTGTCATACAATCAACACTTATCTTGCCAATATATTGGTTACTACGCCCGCGTTGCTTACAAACCCCATACGGATAAACGGGTGGTATCCATTTATGTTATAATGAAATGTGTCTGTTATTTCAGTATAACTATATATTGTACTAATTGGATACCAATCTGTATTACCAATAGTAGAACCTTCAATCAATACATTACCATAGAAGTCAGTATATGTGGCTTGCAAGGTTAGACTAGGATTATTACTTGTGGTATAAACACTAGTATAATATACGACTGAGTTAGAATCAGGTACATATGATCCGTCGTTTGAATACCAATCTGGGTTAGGATAACCTTGACCTGTCGGGATAGTTATTTCATCACTAGGAACAAAGCTAGGTAATATGCTATTAACAATATTCATGTCACCTCGTCCACCTGCGTTTTGGTCTACGAATACAGGGTAATCAAATGTGCCTACTGGAATCTCTAATGTGTAGTAACATTTTTGTGCTTCAATTTCTTGTAACTCTCCCGGGTTTAACATCAATGCGGCAATACCGGTTGCACCTAATTGAATAGTAAGTGCTTTTCTAATAAGGACCGTAGTTCCTGTTGCATTTAATATTCTGCAAGAGATTTCCTTTCCTGTGATATCGACAGGTTTCTGTTCCTGATTAAGGAACTGAAATTGAATTTGATTGTCTACACCTTTGTGTAGAGTGAGTGGTTTGGCATACTGAGGCATATAACTCCTAGGGGAATTTCCTGATAAAAGAATAACGATTTGACGTTGGGTATAAACGAATACTTGTGTTGAGTACATAATGATATTTATCAAAATATATTGCCAGGCAACCCTATGATAAATATTTCGGTCAATACAATAACAATGATTCAAAACGAATTCTTCCAGAAATTAACTGAAAACCACCCGTTCATCACTATATGTTCATATGCCAACCAAGATTATGTTGGAATCGTACAGAATAGAGATGATATAGTCACCACAATATATGACTATGGTGCTATAATTGACCCTATAGTTAAGGAGAAATTCTTAGAATTAGGAGATGTTTGGTGGTGGGAAAGTAATAGATTAGTACCCATCAACCTATTCTTAAAGGAAGAATGGATTATGTTCAGACCCTATTTGAGGACTTTTAACAATAAAAGTCTAACTGTATTACATGGTCCTACGTGTAGTATAAGTGAACTACATAAACGTAGGACCAAACGCCGTAGTATTACGCTTGTGAAGCGGATGTTGTAAGTAAGTTCATATGCACAACAACCAACTGTGCATAAGCTATAGCGTGACTCTTTTTAAAACTATACCCGTCATTCTCACGATCCCATATAGTTTGACTCACTTCTTTCCAACTCTTGCCAATTAGATGTTTTTTAGCAGGACGAATCAATGCTAAAAACATTGCAAGTCTAGGAATACTATTGACAGGTTCAGGCATCTTCTGAATACTCTGATAATGATTAGATAAGTGAATCAATTTCTCAACAAACACCTTATCATTTAACTTAGACCAATTAGGTTCGTACATTAATTCAATCAAATGTTTCTCATCCCGTACCTGTGAGTAAACATGAACATTCAACAAGTCTAGTTTAAAATACCCACGCTTTTCTGCATCTTCATAATGAAGTGCTGACATATTATTAACAGGATCATATGGAATGTCTGTTATATAAACACCTGTATTGTGTCTACGCATAGGGGTAATGTTACGCATTGCCGCAGGCGTATGTTTGATAAGTTCTAATAACTTATCTCTATCACCAAAGTCAATGTCAATGTCTGAATCAATTCTCATTTAGGTGGTGCTACCAATTCTGCTTTAATTAATTTAGTATACGCTTTTTGTACAACAATAGCTTGTCTTTCGGCATCTTCTACTGCTTTGTGACTGGTTACGTGGCCGCCATCTTTAAGACTTACCCCGGTTATCTCATACAAGGTACGTGTATCTCTGACGGTGTAGAAAGGCCAAGGGGTTCGCATTTCAAGGTTTCTCCAGGCCGACTCTGCCACAACCACGTCAAATGATGCACCATTGCTCCAAACAGCACGGCGATTCCAACAAAACTTATAAAGTATCTCCATACATTCTCTAAACGGAATTCTGCCTTTTTCTCCCATAGCCTCTTCAAGTGCTTCAGGACTTTGCTCACTCCACCAACGTAATGTATCTTCATTGATACTCCTATTAAATATTTCTGTCTGTTCTTCAATTGTGGGGCGCAACTCTAATCGCTCAATAATCCCGCTGCCTTTAGGATCGAATCTTACTGCACCAATGGTTAGTATGACACAATCAGGACTTGTGTCAAGCGTTTCCATATCAATCATTACATCGTTTGCCATAATAATGCCGCTCCTATTACACCTGCACTGTCACCTAATTTTGCTTTAAAGATAGGTGTACTAAATTCATCATTGAATATAATCTTTTTCACACGTTCACTACCTCGGGTGTATAAGATATCATTATTGCTTATTCCACCACCAATTACAATACAATCTGGGTCTAACACTTGAACTAAATTAGCAATGGCTAATCCAAACTGTTCTAAGAAAGATTCTTGTATCTCTGAAATTTGTAAATATTCTTTTGTGGATAATTTTTTATTCGTAATATTAAATGCCCATTTATCTATCCCCGAGCCGCTTAACCAAGTTTCCACACATCCGATTCTACCGCATCGACACATTATATTATTACTTGTATCTAGTGTTGTATGTCCCCATTCAGCACTTATGTTATGAAATCCTTTATGTAATGAACTGTTGATTACAATTCCGCCGCCTACGCCTGTACCTAATATCATTCCAAATACAGTATTATAACCATTACCTGCTCCCAATAAGGCTTCTGCTAAAGCAAAACATTGACTATCATTTGCAGTTTGTATCTTACGATTTAATTTAGTTTCTAATATACCTACAAAATCTGTATCATTTAAAAATTCTATGCTGGAATTTTTCAGTAAACCAGTTCTATAACTTATAGAACCCGGCATACATATTCCTAATGTATGTTCTTTTGTACTAGTATAGGATAATGCTTTATTATAGAGAAATTCTATTTCTTTGTATACGGAATCTGTGGGTAGGCGCTCTCTAAATAATATATCATTAGCAGGTGATAATACACAGCACTCAATTTTTGTTTTACCAATATCAACACCAATCTTATTCATGCCTGTAATGTTTTCCAAATATATTTCTTCTCTAAGTAATCTTGTAGTTTTATTGCTTCATTTTCACTATTGAATGCTACACCTTTAATCTCATACATATCTTCTAGGTAGGTAGCATAGTCACCGTTAACATCTTGTGCCCAAGTCTGCCATGTAATCCACATAATATCTAATTCGTCTTTTACAATTGATATGCTAATACCCACTTCTTCACTGCCAATATAGTCAAATAACACGTCCAATAGTTTTTTCTTTGTATGAAAGTGTTTAATGTTCTGCCATCTAGGCCATGATAACATAAATTTATTATCTTGTAAAGGGGTTATGGGAAATAATTGATTCATTGGAATTTTAATAAAAATATTAGGTACTTCTTTTCGTCAACAATCTCATAACCATCAGTTATGTTACCATTAACAATGTTCATCTTTACGCCATATTGTCCTACAAGGTAATCTTCAAAGTCATACGCATCAAACTCTCTATTTTGATCCATGTATTCTCTACGCACAAGTTTCAGTGCCGCCCAATAGTCCCATCGCTTTCTACGATGTTCTATGTTAGGATCATCGTCATCGTAATCTTGTATGTGGGGTATTGTTGCCATTATTTCCACTTCAATATAAACCATTCAGCATCGCATGATTTTTCAAATGCAAATCTGACACCAAAGTTTTTAAACTCTCCTGTACAGTTATTAGTACACCAATCAACAATATCAACAGCATTATAGCGGTTAATAAATGGCAGTAGTTCTACTCTAGTCCATCCTAGACAGTCAACTATTATATCATAGTCCATTTCTTTGGCCATGTCATCTGCTAGTTTATCTAGGTATTCATTTTGAATGTTCATTAAAAACTCAACTTACATAGTATTACGTCACGCTCATATCTAAATTTTAGTTGTATAAGCCCTTTAGTGATTTTCCATCTAGCATGGCGCTCACAGTTGTCTATTCTATTATACAGCCATTCTAATATATCATCGTATTTTTCGGTCATATTCATACTAACATGTATTTCATGTTCATACCAGTCTGGGTGATTGTGTTCCCAACCACGCATAGAATCATAGTTCTGAGTTCTCATCCCCACCTCAACATAAAATAACTAGCATTAACATCATTGTAAAAAGTAAACACAGTATGCTTCTCTAGTTCTGGTTCCCAATTGGATCCGCTAAAGCTATCATAGATTGGTTTATGATACGCAAAATCAAAATCTTTACCCATGAACCAACCATGCTTTTTTAACTCATGCACTATTTCTAAGGTTCTAATAACATCAATGTACAATGTTACCTGTTTCACGTTAACCCCGTGCTAACTGAAACAAGATAGCATCACGCTCATCGGTGAAATAAAAATCCATATAATCTTCAGTTACGTGGGTTTCATATTTGTCTCCTGGTAAACCAAATTTTTCTATTACCCAAGCGCAGGTTTCATTCCACATATCATACTTATGGTTTGTTCTCCATGTTATACGAACTCTAGTACCCTCCGGCATTTAATAACTCCTTAACTTGTTTAACATTCTCTGGCTCACGATGAAACTTCAATGCCCACTTCTCAGGATCAATATAGTCAAACACCATTTTAACATGGCCCGGCTCTAATGATTCTACAAACTTGACACCACTTTCACTATGAAACAACATCCAAGGACTAATTCTACCCCTAGTAATCTCTAAACAAATTCTATTTACATTGCCATATCGCAAACAATCTCTGCTTTGAATCTTTTCAATTTCTGCCAATGACATTGTTGTTTCAATACTACGATGAATGGCATCTAACGGATCTTCTGTACGAATGTATTCAAGTAGGTAATTTGTATAGTTTGTGTCAGTACACCATGTGTCAATTCTAATTTGACTTTTAACTAACCAATCAGCATATCTACTCACATTCAATGCATTAATCTCTACACAATGATTACCAAACTTTACAAATGCTGTATAGTAAGGACTCTTAATGAATTCTTCATTAGTCTTTGTCTTTTTACTTGAACTATTCTTTTTATAAAACTGAACAAAGGCTTGATATGCAATACGATTACCTTGTAGGTCCTTATTCATCCATCTGCGTTTAGATTCGCACATGTGGGTGAGCAATGTAGATTCACGCAAATACTCACCTGCGCAAAACTCACATTTAAATTTAGGCTTACCGATTGCCTCTATCTCTTTCGTACTGCTCAATTTCTTCATCTGTTACCATTTGACTTAGTGTTTCAATATCTGCTATCTTCATCTCCGGGTAGACAGTAGCGAGATAACATTTCTTTTTCTGTTCTGTTACATATGCTTTTGACACTTCATCAATGTCATCATCACCTGCTTTAGGATAGATTTTCTTATAATACTCTTTTATATCTTTCAGTTGAGCAGGTTCTTTTAATAAACTAACCTTCTCTTTAATCTGCGGGATCCAAGGATGAAATTGTTTACCCAAGCCCGGGCTTGAAGCACACAACATCAACCATTGTAGTTTAGGGTGCTTCTGTACATATTCATTAAAGATATATTTGTTAGCGTGATAGTCTACGCTACGTGCGTAATAACCTGCAATCTCACCTGAGCCTTTGATATAGCTCATGTATCTAACCAACATGAATGATGTGAACTTCTTTTGTTGCTCTGGTGGCAACTTATCATAGAAAGTATAATCTTTCCTATCTAATGCCGCAATTGCATCAAACAAAGGAAAGTCTTGCTTCTCAAGTTGTTCGTCTTTAGGTACTGATGCTTTTCTAGTTGCCATTAGAATGCCTGACTATAATCTACTATCTCGCAGTTACGACTAATCTCTTTTACAAAATAAACACATCTTGGTTTAGGCCCATCATCTAATGGTACACATAAGAACTGACCATTCTTCAATCGGGGTGCATACCAAGTCACATCGTGGTAAATGTCTACAATCTCAATCGGCACAAACGATGGGCTAAAACTTGTCAGAGGATTGAACTCAAACGCATTAAATCCTCTATCGTTGATACTAGTTAATGGTAGTGTTTCTAAATCACCATGCTCTTGTTCACCGATTAATATTTGCCAATCAATGGGCATCTTAATTGTACTGTTACCTATCTTCAATACAAGTGCAGGGCTATTGAATGATTCTAAAAAGATTAGTGGAATGTAATGATAGTCTACATTGCTTGGGTTACTGTTATCTAAGATAGCAAAACGCAAGTCATCAATTTCTTCAGGAAGTGTTTCTAAGTTATAGAATTCGTTGTCTAGGGTTAATATACGCATAATGTATTATATCACTTATACTTTAGTTTTTCTACATCAAACGGGTAGTTAGCTTCTTTGTAAAATGCTTTCCGTTGTGTTAAATGTCGTTTGGCAAACTTGCAATTGCTTGTAATATCCCAAATCTGCACAAAGTCTTTATCTTCTGCTTTACGAATGCCACGACCGATAGACTGAATCACTCTAACGAAACTCTTGCCCGGTTCTAATAGCATCACATTAAAGATACGAGGAATGTTAATACCTACTGCCGCAACACCGTATGTGGCAATGATAATCTTATTTGTAGCAGTAGCAATGTCATCATAGTGTTCAGTTCTAGTTGTACCTTTAGTACCACCTGATACAAATACTACGTTCTCTTCCGGTACACCTAATTCTTCTAGTTTCAAATGTAGTAATTGTCCTGCTTCAATCCTATCAACAAGGATCAATGTGTTACCACTGTTCTTAACTGTACTAGACAACTCAGCAATCTTTTGCATTCGTTTTTCATCACTGGTCAAGAATTTAAGTTCACTTTGATAGTTAGTAAATTCCATACCATCTTGTAATTGAACGATGTTCACGTGACATTGTGATAGTACGCCCATGTCTTGTAGTGTGCTTGCTGATAATTGATTAATAACAGGGCCTAAACTTACAGTCAATGACATTGATTCATGTTTAGCTTTAGGGATAGTTCCAGTTAAGCCCCAACGTAATGGGATACGACTCATTACACCAGACAACAATGACTTAAGAACATCGGCTTTTGCTTGATGCACTTCATCTACAATAACACATACAACACCTTCAATGAAGTCTTGGAATGGTACTTCTGCTTCACCTGCTTTAGTATTCTTCAACATGTTACCTAGACTTTGCCAGGTACAGATTGTATGTGTCTTGTCATATTCTTTACGTCCACCGTAATAGACACCTACATCTAGACCCAAGTTGATGTAATCTTTTTCTGTTTGTGTAACCAAACTAGTGTTAGGGACAATAACAATACTACGACCATATTGTTCTATACAACTTGATAGTGCCGCAGTAATTAATGTCTTACCTGCACCAGTTGCAATCTCTTGTAGTGACTGCGGGTTCTTCAAATAGTTGTTGATAATCTCAATTTGATAGTCACGCAATATGATAGGTTGACCCACCATTGGATGACCCACTGGCCAATTCTTATGCTTGAATGTATCCTCGGACACTTCAGTAAATGTGAATGTTGTTTGATAGTCTCTAGTATCATCTAGTTCAATATCATATCCAGCTTGGTCTAGTAATGGCAATATCTCTGGTAACAAGTTAATATATGTACTTCCACCTAGTGCAAAGAAACTGCTCTTGCCATTCCATCTACCTAACCTTACTGCAGGAAGATATCTTGCCCCGGGAACTTCAAACTCAAACATTTTCATCAATGTCTTGCGGTCCCCCAGTTCTAGTCCCTCAAGTTTGACGTTTACTTCATCTCTAATTATTAACTTACATTCTTTCATTTAGGTCCTAAATCTATTGGTTCCGAGTTCACGAATTTGATTATTTTAAACAGCTTCATTGGCTTCTCATTGACTAATGAGAAATGTCCACGTTGATACACTATAACAGGATTATTGTAATCTTTCAAGTCTTTAGGATTTTTGCAAACATTAATACTTGTATCATGTATATCTAATTTAGAACTAACTAAAAATGCTTTGGGTTCGCATATAGCATCACATCCAAATTCTTCTAACCATTGTACCGCTAATTTAGAATCAGACATTTCAATATCCAATTGAAAACTTGTAGCTAATTTTACTTTAGTTGGATGCTCTGTTTCTAAGAAATGATCCTTGACTGATTGGTCAATGACAACACCATACTTAACTAATGTTGCTATTGTTTTTAAATCGTCTGTTATTTCAATGACCTTGATCGCTTCATACAAATGTTCATTCAATGCGGCAATATAGAAATGTCCTTTGTAGACTAGAGTGGGCACCCAGTATTTAACATTCTCATATACGCTAAGACTCTCAACAATTTGAGTGACCTTTTCACAGTGGTTCAATATAGAATAGTGGTCCGCTGTTAAGTACATCAATTCTTTCAAATTGGTATGACTGTATTCTCCTTCATATTGTCGTCTATCTTTAACCCATTCAAGTGTATAAATAGGATTCTTTTTAAGTGCTGTTAAAAAGTTTTTATTAAAAGGAGAACGTAATATCAGTTTATTATTTTCTATTTTGATTGACGCTCCCGTGTATTCAGGAATACTTTCTACTATCTTAACATCCCATGGCCGTGTCAGTATTTCTTCTACTTCAATTTTTAATTGAGAGAATTGCCTTTTATATTTACCTGCTACCTTTCTAAACAAAAGATCCTGATTGCTAGTGATCCGATTGTGTTGCGTGATATAAAGGGTAAGGTTATTCACAAATTGGTCATCATATCTGCTCAGTCTAATATTACTAAGCATCCATGTTGCAAGTTCATTAAGTGTTTTAAAATCCATATTGTAAGTATAACAGGACACTTTGCAAAAAGCAAAGTAATAGGCAAAAAAAGGGGAACCTAAGTTCCCCAAATGCTCAAGGAGCATGATGAAAAATTTATCGAAGAGGGCTTATTGACATTGCCTCTACGCACACTGCAGGGGTTATGCCTTCATACAAGTTGCTTTAGCAAGTTCACGCCAGTTAGCACTAATCTTAACTAAGTCAGCAACCTTCAAACACATACGCAAAGACACTTCACGCAATTTGCTGTGATTGTCCCAAATGAACGACATAATTTCATCTGTCTGTTCTTGCGTAAAATCATACTCACTAAACAGACCACCATCAGCATCACGGTGAACCTGCTTGATACGCAACATTTTGTCACGCTCACTATCAACTGTCAGGTCCAGAAAGTGACAACGTGATTGTAATGCATCTAAATGAGGTTGCATCTTGCCGGCTTTCTTAGCATCAAACGATTTGTTTGTAATGAAAATAATTGAGCCGTTAAAGTTGAAACTATTCGGGATACCTTCATCACGCAAAATACGTGAATCTTTATTCCAAGAAATTCTACGTGTCTTGCCTGAATCAAGCGCACCTTTCAGTACGTTGATAGCGTCCTGATCTTCCCAGATATCGCAATCATCAAACACTAGCACGTTCTTAGCATCACTAAATTTGTACAACTTAGCAAACAAGCCGATACCTGACATAGCACCTTTGACAACTTCAAAGCGAACTTTCTTGCTTGCAAGTCTATCAAACATACTTGCCTTTTCCATTTGCAAGTTAACACCGTGTGACTTGCCGATACCTGCAGGACCTGTCACAATCATAGCACGTATGTCACCACTGATACATGCCTTAGACATTTCATCAAGTACTGCAAAACGTGTCGCAATGCGGTCCATTGCTTCTGTTTCTGTTTCTTTGTGTGTTTCCATTTTAACCTCATCACGACCTGATACAAATTCAATCATTGATTGACTCTCAACATTCACACGAACCTGATCGGGACGATTCGGGAACTGACCTTCATTTTTTACTGTCACAAAACCACCTTTACTTCCGAGTTGATAACCTTTAACTAGTGTGAACACTTCACCTTTGATAGATTCGTTGCGATAAGAACCTGAAGTGATACGAACGATGCTAGACATTTGTTTCCTTTAGTTAACTGAATAAGAATATATTATAGCACAATACCCATTTATTGTCAAATTATGCTACCTTGCGAAAGTACATATAGGGCAAGCCCAAAGTATAGCATAGGTACTCATCATCACCCTGAGTGTCCTCGGCTTCGTGGATCCAGCGAATTGCTGTTGCACGGTCCTTAGCACCTGAAAACATCAGGTCACTAACCCTTTTCTCAAAAGAGAAAATTGCATGTTGTTGAGCCGCAACACGGACCTTTTCTTCGGCTTCAATAGCTACACCTAGTCCTTCAAACTCAGCTTCGAACTGCTCCAAAGTCCAAGTTGAAGTATCAATCCCACGAGGGCGAACGCCGTAAGCGTCTTTGTACATGTCCCAGTAAAGTTCCCGGGCTTGTTCTAATTGTGTCAACTCTTCCCAAGATTTGAATTCTGTAGTCATTTCGTAGTCCTTTTCTTTACTGTCTAAGATTCTATTATAGCAGAAAGCCCATTTATTGTCAAATTTTGGCTATCAAACTAGCATGAATTTCATTCATTTCCGACTGCTCTACATAGAAATCGGACCTAGGATCATAGTACTGGCCTTCTTTGTTGTCATAATACAACACTCGACCGGAGAAATTGAACGGGCCTTCAAGACCCTGACGAGGACCATATTTAGTACGCATATCATCCATCTGATACTTGTCTGCAACAACTTTGTAACCCATGAACAACTCCTTTTGACTGAATAAGACTCTATTGTAGCACAGTGTCCAATTATTGTCAACCTTGGCAACCACTCATAAATATAAATTATGAGCAGAATTCTAGTAGCCTTCGATTATTGGGCACCAAACTATCCACTAGTAAATAATCAAAACTTTAATAAACCATTTTCAGAATTAATCGTTGATAATGGAAGTTATGATTTTTTTAATAAGATACCAGGATATGAATGTGTACCATCAACCATTTTAAAAGATCGGGATTTATTCATTTATCCTGTTATAACAGGATTAAATGAGAACGATTGGCCTAATAATAGTAATATTGATATTTTATCATCAACATCAATGTCAGTGCAAGTAGCTGATAGTATACGCGGTAGACATGGATTTTTATTTTTAGATTTAGGTAACGAATCGGTAATGACAGATTGGTTATTAGATACCATACATTCATATATTTTAAGTAAAAATATTCCATTAAAAAAGGTTATATTTCAAACCGGAAATACTAATGGAAGAGAAATATATAAAAATTATTGTTTCAGAAAAGGAATTATTTTTGAAAAGGCAATGAATATATCTTCTATTGAATATTTTGAATGGCATTCGAGTAGAAATTATAATATGTGCGTCAACAATCTAGGAGTTGTACCTTTACCAAAAAATATAGATTATAGTAAAATTGAAAAAACATTCTTATGTTTAAATAATAGGCAACGACCACATAGAAAAAATCTGTTTTTACTTTGGAATTGGAATGGTTTAATTAAAGATAGTTTCTATACTATGACTGATAAATCTGAATACGCCAACGTGGATGCACCATATAATCTTAGTGATTATATAGATACTAATTTAATGGAAAGCTTAGGGATAACACCTGAATACATTGATGGACTAGGAAAAACGTTGCCACTCAAACTTGATAATACTGATAATATTCCGATAGCATCTTTATTTGGATCAATTGATACATATTATCAATCTAGTTTAATAAGTGTAGTTACTGAAACTAATTTTGAGAATCCTGATATTTTTAATACAGAAAAAATATTCAAACCTATGGTTCATCGTCATCCTTTTATTTTAGTAGGGCCATATAAAACATTAGAAAAATTAAGAGAATTTGGTTATAAAACATTTAGTGAGTTTTGGGACGAGAGTTATGATAATATTGAAGATCCAAATGAACGGTTGTTAAAAATAATTGAATTATGTAAGTCTATAAACAATTGGAGTGACCAAGAAAAAAAGAAGTTTTTTTATAAATCTATGATTATAACAAATCATAATCATAAACTTATAACAGAATTTTATCCTAATAACATGCGTACTAATTTTTGGCATATATTTAGAGATAGAATACCATTATATATTAATTAGATAAATTCTTTTTCCATATTTCAATTGTTTTATCTAGTCCATCATCTAAACTAACAACAGGCTTCCACCCAGTGACCGATGTAATCAAATTATGATTGCTATTTAACCAGTATATTTCGCCCGGACGATGTGGTTTAGTATTCCAATTTACTTTGCCATTCCAATTTAATTTTTTAGCAATTTTATTGACATAATCTTTAATTTTAATAGGACTATCAGGACCTATTGTAAAAATCTTACCTTGAACAATATCAGGATTTTCAATTACTGTGATCCATGCTTTTAGTAAATCGTCAATGAATATAAAATTACGATATGGTTCACCGTAACCTAGATTAATTTCATTAGGATTCTTAATCATCTGCGTGATAATTTGTTCAGTAACAAAGAAGTCATTATCTACACGGCCGTATGCATTTGTTTGTCTAATAGCAGTAAATGGTAAGTTATAACAACGGTGTGCGTATTCTAAATATTTCTCACAAGCATATTTTGCTACGGCATAAGGTGCATTGGGATTAGGTTGAGTATTTTCATCAAACGCAATAAATGTTTTTGGCGTATTTCCAGATTTAACAATATCACTAATAGATTGCCAACCATATACTTCCATAGTACTAGCAAATACAAAATTCTTAAGATTTTTTACCGTAGCGGCTGATTCAATTAGATTAACTGTGCCAACATAATTAATCTCACTAAAAGTAACTTGTTCGTAAAAACTTTGTTCAACTTCAGTTCGTGCTGCCAAATGTACAATAATATCAGGTGATATAGATGTTACTTCGTCTTGCACCGCTTTGTAATTTAATAAATCACTTGTCAAATGATATAGTTCGTGTTTGCCATTTAACAATGGAGTAATATGTGTTCCGATAAATCCAGAACTACCTGTCAATAATATTTTCATTTTTTCCTTAATTATTAATTTATATTTAGACGAATGTAAACTTGTTGTTAACTTTTAAATACTCTAGACCATCACGTTTGTTTTTTCTAATATTACCAGTAATTGTAATGTCGTTTTTATTGACAGTAATATCCATCAACGACAATAAAGGATTACTAGATTCTACACTAAGGAGAACAAGATTATTATGTCTATCACTGAACCAATACTCTTTACGTTTTTGGCGCTTAGTATTTACTGACAGTTTTTTAATAAACTTTAATTGTTTTACAATTACCGCATGAGGATCATCATTTCGTTTGACTTCTCTGTTGTAATCAAATGCCATTTTTTCAAATTCAACATCATACTCATAAAACTCAGGAAGACGATATGCCAATGGTAGCATACTTTCTTTAAATGTCTTACCTTCACTATGAATGAATGTGTTCAAGTCCTCACGGAAAGCAGTAAAGCCTTCATTCTTAAGTTTCAGTACCATGATTTTCTTACTATAGTAATCACGGATAACATTAGCTTGTGCGATATCCTCTTCGGTCACAAGCCTAAACAATTCACTATCTAATAACTTAGTGATAGTGGGTTGAAGCAGGTGTAGCGATGTGTCTCTAGTCTTACGATATCGTGCCCAACAAACACTTAGTGCAAGAAGGTCTTTACTGATTTCATAGACTTCGTATTTTTTTACATTGTCATTAAATTCAAATTCTAAATTACCAAAGTTAACAGTTGGATTATGTCCATTTAGATTTAGACTACTTAAAGAAATTGTGTTAATGTTTTGTCCGGCTTGTGCAGAAATGCCACTGTTGCCGTAAATATTGTATGTATTAGCCAATTGTAATATCTTCCATTCCAGATGTGCGTAGTCGCACGATATGTCCCATCTGCCATTGTTTGGCTTCAAGACCCTTTAATATACCAAGCCATCTATTGCGTAATAGTGCTACTTCGTTAATCAACACTTCCATATCAATTACTTCATCTTCACCTTCAGCATACTTTTCAGCATCACGGCTTGTCAATGCTCTATTATACGCTTCTAAATATTTTTGAAAATGTTTTCGGCGAATTCTACGCAATTGAATATTGAGATAGTTCAATACGGCTTCTATCTCTTGTAGTTGATTAAAACGATGTTCGGTTACGCCAGGGATAGCGGCAATGTTCTTTTCAACATTGCCGTATATCTTGACTTCTTGTTTAGCCGAAATTAATTCAGCTTCATAGTGAGTTATGAAATCGGGTATCACACCAAGATTTTGGGTGATGCGTGTATACCAATTCATTTAATCCCATTCTTCGTCTGCGTCATCTTCATCATAATCTTCATACGATTCCTCAGTATCTTGATGTGCTAAATTCTCTTTAAGAGCAGTTAGCATTTCTTTATCCCCTTTAAAGGCATCTTTGATATCTTCAGCTTCGTAATTATTATCAATCAGTAGATTGACTAGTGAATCGGCCGCATCAGTGCGGTCATTGAAATCAATATGAGAACGCAATGCGTCCCATACTTCTGCAACAAAATCTAATTTCATTCTGCAACATCCTCCTCCGATGATACATTACTTATCTTTGTTGTTGATTTTTGTGAATACTCAGTCATAACTTTATCTAAGCATCCGTCTGTATTTGCTTCCCAAGCTTTGCGAAACTTCTTAATGATTTCACCATCAAGTGTTGTATAGACTAAACTGTTGCCTTCTTTCTTAACAAGCTCAGCCTTCTCAATCATATCTAATAGACCTGAATAAGGGCTCATACCTGATTCATAAGGAATCTTAACTTGAACTGATTCAAATGGTTTCGCATAACGAGTTTTCATAATCTTACATGCCGCACGAATTCCTCGCACTTCACTAATCTTATTACCATCTTCATCTTCTTTAAGTTTCAGTTTCTTCATAGCAACAACGATACTTGATGCGTAAACGAAACCTTGACCGCCTGAGATTTTATCATCTGGATCAAACATATCTTGACTAGCATATGTGTGATTAGTAGCAACTAAGCCAATGTTCAATGAACCAAACATATTAACACAGTTACGAACAAGTGCT